TTCGACAGTTTGGTGGTATCGCCGCCGATCTCAACGGTGATGCCCTTGATTCTGTTTGCCATGTGGTTTCACCTCCTCAGTGAGGGCATGAAAAAAGCACCTGCCGAAGCAGGTGCTGTCATGCTGTTATTCAGTCGCTTGGGAATGGTGCTTGTTGTCAAATTTCTTCGACAATTCGTAATTCGCTTGCATTATCTGGAGCATCTTGAAGACAGTCTTCGTCTTCTCGACCTTCTCCTCTTTCGTCAGTTCCCCTCTTTGCTCCTTACGTTCCATCATAAGGGGCTTATCACGGTACTGTGATGCCTTAGTGCCTTTCTTTCTGAACGCGTTCCCTATTGCCTTGGAAACCGCCTCAAAGACGTATGCACCCATCATCCACATTTGCGTATCACGCTTCTCATCCTTTATCCTCTCCGCGCTGTTGTACGCTTCCAGTCTCCAAGGATTCATCTTCCAGAACTGCTCCTCTGTTATTCCGAGTGCTATGCAGTTCGGCAGGAACTCCGCCGCGTAATACTCCCGTAGGGAATTGTACGATTTTATTTTCTTTTCGTAGTCTCCGCTTTCTCTCCTGCTTGATCGCTCTTGTCCGTTCTCGCCGAGATCGCTTGAAAAAAACGGGACTCGTTCATTTCCTTAACCATTGCTTCGGTCAGTTCGTCGAACGTGCCGCCATCAATCATGTGCTGTTCGAGTTCCTTGCCCGCCGCGTCTTTGTCTCCATCAAACAGGAGCGCAAAGTACATTCTGATCATTGAAGTAGGCTTCTTCCTCGCATCTTGCAGAGAAATGCCCGCTTCCTCAAAGTCGCATACCGTGTTAAAGTCAAACTTTGGTGCGATATAACTTTTTCCGTTAATTGTAAATCTGTTCATAGTGTTCCCTTCCCTTTTGAAAATTTGATGAATATTAGGGAAGGGGCGACCCGAAAGCCGCCCCTCTATCCTACTTAGTCGTATTGAAGATACTTCTGCATGTGACCGCACTTGACGCGCGTGTCCGCCTCGATGATGATCCCCGCCCTGTTTGCATTGCTACAAAAGCTGAGATCTTCACTTAGGAGATTGCCGTTGTCGTATATTACATACTTGAACCACGGGAACTTCATCTTTGGATTCTTAAAAACGTCCGACCAAATAAACGCACATCCCATGCCGCCGCCCTTTACCCGTATCCTCGGTTCAGCACCAAGTTCTGAGTAATTTAGTCTCTCGACAAAATTCGGACGGTTAAGACGGAATAGTTCCGCCTCGTGCGTCTTTGTGTTCTTGTGCGGATATGCACCCAATACAATTCCCTTTGGATGACCATTCTCTGCCAAATGCACGAGTGCATCAGAAGGAACAACAATGTCGCTGTCGATCATCAATACCGCGTCGTAATCGCCGTCGACGGTGCGCTTGGCAATATCGTTTCTTGCTTTTGCGCAGTCGTACCCCTTGACGAAGTCAAAATCGACATTATGCTCGTCTTTGTCCAGATTCCAGATGGATCTGAACGTCTCTGGCAGAATAGTCTCGTATGTTGGGACTGCAATCAGTATCTTCATGAGGATTATGTCGTTCCTGTAGGCTCAATTGCCGTATCGAGTCCCTTGTACTCATTGATAACCAGAGTGATCTCAACGGTCATCAGAGAGTTCTGCTCGAAATCGGGCATCGGGATCTCCTGCGGTGTTTCAGCGCAGATATAGAAACCCTCGTCAAGGTTCGGAGAATAAACCTCGAACCATACGGTGTTGCCCGACGCAACCTGCGTCTTGGAAAGTTCGATAACGGTCTTCCACTGTGCGATTGTCTCAGTGGTCAGATTGACCGTAACGGGGAACGTGCCGCCAGAATCAGCACGACCTGCAACATACCTTGTCACAAGGTCTTCGAGTGCAGATGCATCGATCTGCTCGGTTTCAAGTGCGATACCACCGATAGCGTTAATTCTATCGAGCAGTGTGAATGCAGAGGGCTTGGTTTCATAAGTGCCGCCCGCATAACCAAGGAGCAGTCCCAGACTGGAAATTCCTGCCGCCGCCATAAATGCCACCTTTCTGCCTGTTAAGGCATATACTACTGTTGTTTAACCAAATCAGCATCGTTTGCCCCGACCAACCGCCGAAACCTCGCGACACCGTTATGGACGTTATCTTTCGTGGAAACAATCGGCATTGCCGTGACGCTGAACTTTAGCCTCTTCTGATAGACGCACTCGTTCAAAATCGTCTTGCACTCCGTCTTGTCCCGCGAATAAACAATACACTCCATCGTTTCGATTACCGCGTTGACTGAACTACCTTCGATGTCTTGCCCGTATTCTGCGGGCTGAAGTTCATGGATATAGCAAGTCGGGAAGTACGGCGTCGAGTCGTTCTCGCCAACGGATGTAAACTTGATCGCCTTGCTCGTTTTATCCGCAAGCGCTCGCTTCATCCGATAGCTGACAAGCGTATATATGGTTGATTCAAGGCTTTCGTACCATCTCTCATCGACCATTGCCGAATACCTCTTTTGCTACATCGTTGATTTCATATATCATCGCGATACTCGCCGAATGCATCGGGAACGTGGGGGACTCGCCGTAAGTGTGAACCGATTCACCCGTCTCGATGTCCCTATACCACCATCCTTGCGGATTAAAGGCATGTGTCTGTTCTGGGAATGTACCTTGACCTACACCGCCAACATCGTCGAGAACCTTTGCCTCCCAACCAGAGCCAAACTCGGCAAGCAGTAGTGGATCTGCTGTGATAACTTGACCGCTACGCAGTCGTTCCATCGGCGTACCAACAGCAATTAGTCTCCCCACCGCCACATGATTCGAGTTTGTAATCGTCTTGCTGAATGTAATCAGATTCCCGTAATCTCCGCAGTTTAGTTTTGCCGTCTCAATGCCTTTATCCGCAAGCCTCGAAACGAATAGACTGCATTTTTCATCAAGCTGTCTCTTGTACCGCTCGATGTTTCTGATTGCCATCTTCACAGACCGCGTGTCCAGTTTGATGTTAATCTTCATCGTTACTATCAACTTTCCGCAAAAGATAGCAGATTTCATCAAGGCACGGCGGAACTCGCCTTACGGAATAGTTCGCTGATTTTGGATCAACAGAACCATCCGCTCGAAACTTCGGCTCTCTGTCGTACCAGATAAGCGACGTTACCTCGATGGGAATCTCATTTTTCCTCATGCAGAGGACTGCATCAAAGTTCCCAGAAGAGATACCGTATGCCCGTGCTATGGTGTAGCCAACATTTCCAGTGTTGATGTTCCCGAAGAACTCAACTGGTTTTTGATATGGTGTCTCCCATATGCCCGTCTCTTTTGGTACTTGTTCGCCGTCGATTTCCTCGTAGACTATGTTCCCGCCCGCGTCTCTTTCGTATACTGGTTGTTGGTCGCCCGCAACCAGAGCGTAAAACAGCCTTTGTTTGTTTTTCTTAACCTGTCTCATAATTACGGCTCCCCACCTCCAGATAATGCCGTAAACCCTTCGGACGTTCCCGCCCAAGCACAGACTTCTTATAAGACCTTCACAAAGGGGATTACGCCCGTAAAAATATCATCGTCGTAGAAATACGACCTGTGAACCGTATTCTCGTAGTGAACGCTCTCACCTTCAGAACCTTGCCTGTTGTAGTAAATCAGCGCCGCCTGTTTGATGATGGTGTAATGTTCTTCAAGGTCTTTAAGAATTTGATCTTCGGTCATTGCGGTGTTCCGATAGCACCTGCGGCGCTTCAGTTCCCTTACCGCGTCGTTAACCTTCAACTCAAGAACATCTGGATCGAAGAGCGGCTCGTGCTGTAATTCAGTTGTGAGGGCATCCGTTATAGCCTCAATGAGTTCGTCTTCGCTTGCAAAAGCCATCTCTCCGCACCTCTCGCACTACAGACCGTAGTATTTGAACAGTTTGCGCGTTAATTCACTGGTAGTTAATGCCTCGGATACACTCAGACCGCAAGACCTCGCGAGTTCCAATAAATCCGACTTCTTCATGTGACGG